GTAATGCCACGATATTACCTGTCCATTTATCTGCATCTATTAACTGCAGTACGTGACTTTGTTTGTGTTGAGCTGGGTCATCACTTATATAACTATCAGTATAATCAACAGTAAACATATAACGACCTTTGTAAAACTCACCACCTATTTTACAGTACCAAGGACTAGAACTTATTCTATCCATCACTATTATAGAATGACCTCTAGAGGAACAGTCCCAAGGTTGTGCTAAATGAGTATCCATTCTTTCTGGCATCTCTTCTAGTGGTTCATCTGCCACCAAACTTGTGATTGGCATTCGTGCCCACATTGCACCACCGGTTACATTTTCTTCTTCATTAACTCCAGTAAAAACTACCTGGAAACTTAAACATCTGTCTGGTATAGTATTGACCGCAATCGCTAGTCCATGTAAATACTCACCATGATACATTTCGTGATTGTGTGTAAACTCTTTTCTCACCCAACATTTGAAATGTGGTATATTACTTATTAAATATGAAATTTAGCATCTCCATCTTCTTCTCGCTTGTCTTAATCGTGAATTAGGGTCTTTGGCTGCCTTTGGGAACTTCTTCATTTGTCCTGCTGACCTTGCACAAAAACTTTTTCTTCTTGCTGCTCTTTTACCTTTTGGATTCTTTTCAGTAACTGCAGTCTGAAGCTTGCTTCCTGGATTTTGCCTCCTATATTTTGCGACACCTTTTGCTGTAAGACCTGCTCCTTGCTTAGTTGGTCTCTTGTCGCCACTCTTAATAGACATGCCTTTCATGCCTTTGCCCTTTTTCTTTTTCTTCTCTTTGGGCATTTACTTTTCTATATCAAAAGGTTCACCTTGTGAATATTCAACATCTGATACAGCTTCGATTGGTCCTTTAGTCTGTGGACCAGTTCTTGCTTTACCATAACCTTGTCCAGTTGGTCTACCTACAATATCATTTAAATCATACTTCTTGATGGTTCTACCTTGACCACCTTCTATAATTGTTTTACCTATAAACTGTCCCATTACTTTCCTCCTTTATCATAAAAAGATTGTATAAATTTATTACCATCAGAAAAGTCTTTAGTGCTACCACCATATAGTTGATATGCCATACCTCCACCTTTTCTTTTTATTACCTGTCTTGGTTTATTTACTCTTGGTTTAGCCACTGTTCTTCTGTCTCTTGCTATTTTAGGGTCAAACCCACCTCTTTTTCTATTTCTTTCTTTTATTTTTTTTATATCTTTAGTTAAGTCACCACCACTTTCTTTTTTAGCAACTACAAACTTATCACCTTTTTTTTCTAATACTCCTCGTTTAACTAAAACATCTTTCATAGTTGTTTCACCATCTCCAGTTACATCTGGAAAAGAACCACCTGCTTTTCTTTTTTTCATTTTCATTTTGTTGCCTCTTGTTACTTGTAGTTTTATATTACTTCTATTAATAGCCATTAGTCTGCATTCTTAACTATTGGTGTTGGGCCACCTAATTGATTAGATGGTGTTTCCATATCATCTCTTCTAGTTCTTCTAGCTTGATTTCTTAATGCATTAATAGAACCTTGATACTTTTGTTCCATAGCAGGAACTAAAGAATAGTTTTTCATAAATATCATGGACTCTACCATGCATGCATCAAACAAAGCATTATAACAAAACTCGCTAAAATAGTTTGATGTTGTAGCACTTGCACCTGTAGCACTAGCTAATGCTAAAGGTCTTTTTGTAACTTGTATCTCACCACTAAGTGCTGAAGATGGTGTAGGTACAACATAAATCTCTGTGTTATTTTTCCTTGCATAGTATCTTGGTGTTCCTGTAGATGCACTTGCATGTGGAAAATAATCTATTGCATATTCATATGGTCTCTGTAATAATGTTGTGATATTAGAAGAGACACTTGTTTTGTAATTTACATTACGAACAACTAATGTTCCATCAGGAACAGAAACTATTGGGTTGCCTGCAGTAAAAGTAAATGTAGAATAATTATCTAAACCAGAATCATCTAGTTCTTTCATTAATCTACTTTCTGCTCTTTCTACAATATTAGGTATCTGACTTTCATATTCAGAAGAATCATTTTCAGTAGTATTAATTAAATCTGTTTTTAAAAATGAAAATGAAGGCATGTGTTATCCTACTATTAAAGTTACACCACCATTAGCACCAGGAGATGATACACTTACTGTACCTCTACACCTAATACCTAGTTCTCCTATATAAATGTCTGCTTGACCACTTGCAGGAACTTGAAACTTAATTTTGCTACCTTTAGAGTCTTCAATATCAAACGTACCATTAACAGTAGAGAAAGCATGTATTGCTAGAATACGAGTATCGCCTTCTGTAGTTACTGCTACACCAGTACCTTGTATAAATTTTGATGTAATGTTTGTTGTCATATTATTTCCTTGATATTAGTATAGGAAGGCAGAGTAACTCATACCTTCCCATAATTTACTATTAGACTCCTGGGTTTCCGAAATACCCTCTCCAATCAGATACACCAAAAGAATATCTTTCTCTTGCTTTAAATCTGATGTTTCCGGTATCGAAATCAGGTTCCATCTTAGTTTGTAAAGGTGTTCTAACGAACATCTTAGTACCATTAGGAACGTCAGTTTTAATAAAGTACGCATCTGGGTCATTAAATCTTCTGTTCACAAAGAAACCATTAGGCACCATGCCCATGTTTCTTAGACTGTTGATGTCATTGTCTGCACTTCCAGTTGTACCTGGGGTGTTTAAAATTACATCAGCAACGAAGATTAAATCGTTAGGTACGTGCAATGATACTGCTCCTGCTCCTACCAAAATACCTCTATCATCTTTAATTTTTTGAATCTGAATTAAAGATGTTTCAAGTGTAGTTTGAGATAAGTCAGCATTTGTACCATTGTTTGCTTTATTGCTCTGAGTTCCACCAACAACTATTGGGTGAGCTGTACTAATAAATGGTTGACCATCACCAATAGCATCAGCACCTGCTGTACTAAAAGCATTATTGAAAACTGAAGCAGCTTTCTGTTGCTTTGTATTTGCCATTGCTCTAGCTAAACCTCTTGCTCTTAACTTTGAAAAAGTGTCATAGAGGTTATCCTCCATTGCTTCTTCAGTAATAGCAAAAGCTAATGCGATAGTCTCATTGTTATATCTTGCGACATAACTTTCACTTGCATTATCAAAAGTTACAGCAGCACCTTCTAATTTAGTTGGTGCGGTACCAAATCCTGTGAAAAGGACTTCCTCTTCAAAAGACCTGTCTGAGTTCTCTATATCATATAGAGGCTCATGTTCGTTATTAACTTCTCCATACTCCATTCCAAAGACTGCATTCAATCCAGGAAGGAGTTCTTTGCTAATAGCAGCTCTATTTATTGCCATGTGTTATTTCCTTTCCTAAATATTATACAGATGTTGAAACTTGAGCTTTTACAAAATTACTTCTGTGTCCACTTAAGTATACTTCAACGATTGGATATTGGTCAGTGTCAGTTACGTTTCCGTTAACAGAATCGCCATCAATGTCTTTTCTACCAACAATTCTTGCATGTGCACCTATTTCAACAGCAACTCCAACTGGAGCTCCTACTAATCTATAGTTTGATTGACCAGTAATTCTGCTACCAGCATCAGCGGCTGACACAGTTGCAGTATAACTGTTTACAATACCAATCTCACCATCAGATAAGGTAGAGTCTGCTTGAACAAAATAAGTTTGTGCAGGGTCTGTAATGACATGAAGTTTAACATCAGTAACACATGTTCCACCTGGGAAATGTCTAGAAAATTTTGGTTCTCCATTTTCTACATATTGACATCCTTGGAAAACACCAGAAGGCTTCAATGAAGTTGAGGCCAAAGGTGTAATAGTTCCAGCAGTATCAATAACAATCAAATCTCCAGCATAAATGTCGTTTGGAAGAAGTGATACGATACCAATAGCTGAATTTGAAACAGGTTGTACTATCTGTCCATAACCTTCAGTGTTTGGCTGACCATCTCTTTTTCGAGCAGGGAGAAAACCAAATGGATTAAGACTTGTAGCCATAATAATTCTCCTTTAAGAAAAAAAGTTGTTAAAAAATTAATCCTGAAACTTAGGTGCTCTTCCCTTCGTAACAGAACTTTTACTTGTATTACTTACAGGTAAAGGATTATTTTGGCTCATTAATTGTTCATTAACAGCTCCTATCATTTCCTTTGACTTGTTTAAGTAATGTGTTTTTTTCGCTTCCAGTTTGAACGTAGGTATCTTACCTAGTGCTAAATCTCCACGACAGATTACTCCTGAATAGCGACCTTCCTTCCTCACGACAGAAGTTGCTCCCATCTCTGGTACCTCCTCTGGAGTTACAAACTCCCAGCCTTGTTGTTGTTTCCTACCAATATTTTGATAATCTTCTTTATCTTTTAAATCAATACGAAGCCACCCCAAGGTCATGCCTGAATTTTTGAACTTCTCCTCAACCTCTTTTGGTATTTGAGTTTGATTAGGTTCTTCAAATACATACTCTGTTTGTGCTCTTTCGTTAGCTTCCCTTACTTGAGAACTACGTGTGTTTACTCGTGTCATTATTTACCTCCACGTTGCATATTTATTGTTGTATAGTCACCTTCAGACTTCGTTACCTTCATCTTTTCGGCAGCATACTGTTCAAGTGGTATTCCCCATTTGTTAGCTAATCTAACATCTTCTTGAGATAGTTTAACTTTCTTTGGGTTAGGAGAGGAACGTGACCCTCCTGCAACTACTTGAGATGGTGATGACGAACCATCATTTCGTTCTGTTGTAGCTGGCTCTTCCTGTGTTGTAAATTTATTAGGAAAAGCTGCACGCATTCTTTTATCTATTTCATCATAGAAATCTTCATCATTAGGACTGTACCCTTCATTTTTTAATTCAGCATCTATTGCTAAAGCTGAAGCAGTCATAATATTATCTTTACCAAACCATTCATTATTTGATTGCCAATCTACAGCTCTTGGGTCTGGCTGAACAGGTTGCTGTGCTGGTTGTTGTTGCACCTGTTCTTGTTGTGTTGGTTGTTCAGTAAATTTACTTTTTGTTACTGCAACATTTTTTAAATCTGTTTGTGCTTCATTTAATGCTTCTTGTGCTTTTAATAATTTTTCTTTATCTTGTGCTTCAAAAGCATCAGCATATGCACTTCTTGCTAAATCTAATTTATCTTTTAATTGTTTTTCTGTTGCATCTAAGTTTAACTTACTGACTTTATTAAACTCTGTTTCTTTTGTGCTGTATGATTTTTTTAATTTTTCATTCTGTTGAATTAGTTGAGCTATCTGTTCGTCTCTTTCTTTTCTTTGACGTATTAACTGTCTAATTCTTTTTTCTGCACCTTTAGTTTGAATACCATCTAGTTCTTTTGGTTCTTCTTGTTTAGGCTCTTCTTTCTTTTCTTGAACCGGTTCAGGTTTTGCTTCAACTTTCTCTGGTTCTTTTTCTACTTCAAATTCTACTTTGTCTTCTTCTTTCTTTTTAGAAGTATCTACTTCACTCCAATTATCTTCCATATTATCCTCCGTTGTGCACGAAACAAACGCATTACGTGCTTCTCATAATAATTATATCATATATTTTATTTTATTTCAAGTATTATTTACATTTTTGTTAAATTAAATGTAGGGTCTAAATGTGTTGGGTCTCCAACTTTCATTATTATCTGGTCATCAAATAATAATAATAGTTTAATACCTTTATAAAATAACTTTTGTCCGGCATGTTTTCCATAGCAAATATAATCATCTACTGCACACCAAGGACCATTTGGAAACTTATCTATATCTTGATAGGCTAAATCTCCTACTTTTATTACTCTACCAACTGTAGTTAAATAAGACATATCATCTTTAACTGCATCTGGTAATAATATACCACCTTTAGTTTTTTCTTTAACACTTATTGGTCTAACTAAAACATGATATCCTGGTAGTTCTGGTAATATATCTGGGTCTACTTTATTATCATCAGATATCCAAGAACTATTTTTCATTGCACTTCCTAAAGCGACTTGCTGCATTAATCGTTCTCCATTCTACGTTTTAAAATTGTTTTTAATGTTTGTGTGGCCCATTCTATACTTGCAATAGAACCAACTAATTGCCTATAGTGAGGATAATCTTCTGCAGAACCATTTCCTAATGTTTCTTTTAGATTATTAGATTCTTCACTATAGGCTTTTAATACTTCGTCAAATATTTCCATATATTATGCTGCGAATGCAAAAGCACCTGTGGTAGCATCTGCTGCTCCACCCATCTTAGATGCTATATGCCATGTACCTTTTTCATAACAAATAAAAGCTATCATGCTTCCAGTTGTAAAAAGATTAGTAGCTGCATTAGCAGGAGTAAAAACTAATTGAGTTTCACCTGCTGCAGAAATATCAAATGTTACTTCAGAGCTTCCTCTTG